TCGAATCAACTAAACTTGTTCCGTTAAAAAATGGAATCGTTCCACTGGTTATACTCCCCGACAATTTAGCATTTATTTGCGTTTGTATAGCACTTGTTACACCCTTAACATAGCTTAATTCTGTAAGGCTTGGATAAGTCGCTAAAGGTAAAGATTCAATGTTTTTTGTACCGTCAAAATGTGCAATAGTGTTTACCGTTGCATCACTTACTACTATATCAGGCGTTGTAATCGTACCTGTAAATGTAGGAGAAGCTTTAGGAGCAAATAAACCTACTGCCCAATCATATACACCTTTAACAGTCAAATACTTAGTTGTACTTGCTTCATTGCCTGTTACCGTACTTGTTTTGTTTGATTGTAATTCAAGTTTATCAATGGCCCCCCCGTCATTTTTCCACACAGGATCGCCGACAATATCCGCACCAATACTAGATTCTGAAGCTGAAGCTGAAATATTAGCAGATTGATGTTTTAAACCAATATGGCCCGCACCACCTGTGCCATTTACTTTAAAATGTTTAGCGTTTACTCCAAACCCATCTATATCTATGTCTTGATTAGCGTTTCCGCCATCAAGGTCTAGTTTTAACGCCAAAGCATCAAACACAGCATCTTCGGAAGGTGATTTATCAGTAACTCCATTGGTAATTGTTTGAGAAATTAAATCAAAATCTGCTAAATTATACCTTGAGAATACTTCCCATCCATAATCAACACCATCTGTAACGCACACAATACCGATAATTGAATTGTATCCATTTAATATTACTGGCATTACTACTAGACCTGTAATAGTTAATGAATAGGATGAACTTCTATTGTTTACTATAATTATCTTTCCTAAATTGCTAGCGTCAGGTGTAGGAGCTGAAATTGTATGGTCATTTATTAATGTTACCCAATTTATTTTATCAAGTTCTAAAGTAGCATCTGCTTGTGTTTTTACTACTATATTTTCAATAAACGAGGCATTAGGGATTAAATTTTCTTTTGTTATAAATTTAGTTTCATTTGTTGCAACGTCTACAATAGGTATCAAATCAGCATTTGTCGCTGTTGTTAATTCATTAAACTGGCTTATTTTTTTGTCACTCATTACAGTATAATTTTATATCCATTTTCTTGTAAAATGTAAAATCCATTTTCTTGCAACATATAAGAAAAAGATTCATTTGCCATTGAAATAACCCCGTTTGCAAATTTTAACTTCTTACTTTCAATATTTTTAAAGATACTCAAATCTTTAATTAAATTTTTATCAAAAACAACTTTTTTTGTTTGTTTGTTTACATTTATTAAAGTTGTGCCGTTTTTTTGTGAAAAGCTTACTAAATTATCCAAAGATATGCTATTATTTGCAAGTATATCCGCAACACTAGCATTAGAAGGACTGAAAAAAGTAACAATATTATTTATTGATTGTTCTTTAAAAACAACTTCATTTTTAATGTCAGTAAATAGCTGAATACCTACTAATTTCAATATAATTTCCTCAATAGTTCCCATCTATTTTTATATCAAATGTTCCATTAGTATTTTGAGTAGCTATTATATTTTTAATATTTGCTCCATCTGTTTTTAAAGCTGTTGAAATAACATTATTTATTTCTTGTTCTGAAACATTGCTATTAAGGTAATCTTCAATGCCTACACCTAATAAAGGAGTTTCTTTAAACTCTCCTTTTTTTGAATATATTATAACTCCGAATAATTGAAAATCGCTAAAATCTACCTTCATAGATCCGTTTTCATACACAAAATCATTGTCTTTAATTATTATGTTAGTTGCCATGTTTTATGTTTGTGTTTTCAATTGTTGATTGTGTTGTAGGTGTTAATATTGTTGTTTCTAAGTTTGTAGTAGGTACTCCATTTGAAGCGTGAACGTGAGTATTGTATTTTGTAACTAAACTATTAACCAAGTTTTCCAGGTTGTTTAGTTTAGTAGTTAATTCTATAACTTTAACAAGTCCTCCGAATTCTCCATTATTAAACTCAATACTTTCATTTGCTGAAATATTAATAATGTCATTATCCTCACTGTGCAGCAACAATATTAAGCCTAAATTGGTAATGCCAATATAAATCACGCTGTCAACACTTGGAGTGTAGTTTATATTATTACCTTCGTTTTGTAAAGGGCAATATATTTCACTTGAAATATGGCTGTTAATTGGCAAACAAATAATATTTTCACTATCAATAGAAATTACAGTACATTTTATAATACTTACTACTTCTTTATTGTAGGTATTTGATATTTTTTGGATTGCGTCGGCTAGTTCGTTCATATCAATCCTGCGTTATATGATTTATCGTCAATACTTGTTAATTTTACATCTAGGTCTATTTTTTGTCTATACCCATCAACTCCAAATGTTTTAGTAACTCCTTTTATCAAATAATATCCGTTTTGCTCTTTTAATCTTAGGCTTTCCATTTTTGCTATGTCACCATGTCGAACGCTTGGAAGTCCGAACGTTTCAAAAGAACCTTTCAATCCTGTAAGCCATACTCGATTTAGCATTTGCGTTGCTCTTTTCTTTAATTCATCTATTGTTTGAATGTCGAAAAAATGTCGTGTAATTGTCTCCGAACCGCTTAAATAATTATTATCAGGAACAATACATTCAAGTCTTTTTTCTACTTTTTTAGGTTTACCTTTTTTCGTAGTTGTGTTTAGTTCTACCTTGTTTATTGATATTGCTTTAATATGAAGGTTAATATCTTCTTTTAGTTTGTACTCTAAATTATTGTTTATAACATTCCTGTTAAAATCAAATACCCAAACTCTATCACGCTCTTTTCCATTATAAACATCTTTTTGATCTTCTGGATAATAAACAATTGAAGAACATCTTAACTCTTTACCCCTAAAATAGCTATTTGCGTTTGTGTCTTTTCTAATCCTGGCCAAAACCTGGCTTATAGTTTCGTTTTCGCTGTAAAAATCCCCAATCTTTGTTTTTATTGATTGTCTTACACTTAGTTTGTCAATTTCAGCTTGATGTTTTTTGTTAATTGCTTTTGTTGTTGATACCATTTCAGCCACTATTTTTTCAATGTCATATTGACTTTGAGGATATATTTTAGCTTTTGGCGTTAATTGTTTAAGCAAAAACATTGAATCTTCACACTCTATGCGTACGGGAGTATCAGTAAAAACACGAACTACATAACCTTCAAACTCTTTATTTAATTCGTAAACGTCTTTTGTTCCATCAAACCATATATATCCAAGTTCAACGGTTACTTTGTCGCCCCGTTGAATAATTGGAGGAGTATCTCCAAAAATAATATTTCTACCTGTAAAGTTTACTTTAGTACCTGTTTTTTTATCTTCAAAGTACATATTTCTAGGAAAAGTAAAACTACAAGTATCTGTTTGAGCGTTCCATTGAGATACAATTTCAAGGTTATTAACAAAGTTAAATTCATATTTTTCATCACGTTCAATAGTTACTTCGCTGGTTGGTTGCCAATCAGTCATTTGTTCTATTGTTATTTTTGAAATTAATCTAAGCATTTATACTTTGTTTAAAAACAGTTCAATAGGCTTGTCACTTATAGCCTGTATTTCATAGCTTACCATAGATTGGCTACCTTGTACTTGATTGTATTGAAAGTCTGTTATTACTACATGAGTAATCCCGAATATTTCATTTAAGTACCAACTTGTTACTTCTAGTTCAATAGGACTTTTTAAAGCTTCAAATAAATTTTTTGCCTGTGTTAATGGATAAACTCCATTTTTTGTACTGTTAATTACTCCTTTAATAGCAATAGTATAATCACCATCACTTATAAACTCTTTAATTGTTCCGTTAAATCCTTGTATTGGTGTCGTTATAATCGTTTTTGTTTGCGCTACATCGAATAAAACGCAATCTAGTATTACATCGTTTTCAAATGTTGTAACTTCTTTTAAATCGTTGTCTTTATATTGCCTAGCTTTAAAAATTAAGTTTGAAAATATAGGACTTCCAAAGTTTGAAAAAGCATTTGTGCTTATATTTCTATCTGTTGTTTGTTTTGATTCTAGCTTAGTAATGTCGCTTTTAAAAGGATTTGTTTCTTCTTCTTTTACAGCTTCATTTGCTACTAGCTTAGTAATGTTTGTTTTATAAATTAAAGTATCAAGCGCACCTAATCCAAATGTAGTCAAGGTTAATTTAGCTTGGTCGTTAATCTGTTCAGGTGTTTGTGGTATGTAGAAATCCATTAGTTTTGTCCTTGTCCTATTGATATGTCGTCTGTTACTGATATTAAATACCTTGCAATCATTTCTTTTAATTTTGGCGCTATTTCTTTAGTTTCTTGAACGTGAACGCTTAAACCTTCTACAAGTTTACCAATAGTGATGTTTGTAATTTTATTTTCGTATGTTTTTGCTAGCTTAGTATTGTTTTCTTGGTTTATTTTTGTTGTTGAGTTTTGATTTAATTTTGTATATCCTTTAATTGATTTACTTAAAGGGTCGTTTTGCTTATTTAAACTAAACGTATTTATTAATGAATTAGGCGCAAATAAAGATTCTACAAAATCATCATTTCTTTTGTTTTCTTTTACTTTTGCTGAAAATGATGTATAAAAAATGTCGGCCATATTTTTGCCCGCGTCATCTAAATTTTTATACATATCAGCTTTTGCTTGTTCATCACCAAACAATGATTTTATGCCGTTTGCAATAGCTTTAAAAACATTGAATGTTATTTTGTAAAGGTTTACAATTACATTAACTATTCCATCTATAAACGCCCTGAAATCTTCAAATTTATAGTACATAGCAATTAATCCAGCTATAATAAGAGTTATCCCTCCAGTTATTGCACCCCACATAATAGTAGCTTCTAATCCTGTAAGCGTGAATAAACCTTGAAGACCTAAAAGTCCAACCGAAAAAATCCCATATTGAGCAGCCCAAACTACTGCCATTCCTTTTGAAATTAACATTTGAGTATTCATAAATAACCAAGCACCTCCAACTAATCCAATACTAACGGATAAAGCTTTAAAAAATATTTCCGAATCTCTTACCCATTGAATAATACTACTTAAGCCTGATATTGTAACGTCAATAAAAGGTTTAGCGGCTAAAAATAGGTCGTTAAACATTTCTTTTGAAACATCCCCTAAATTGGATAGCTGTACACTTGTACTATTTGCCATACTAGACAAACCTCCGTAAAATGCGCCTCCCTCTTCTTGGGCAATCCTTAAAGACTTAGAAAGTAGTTCGTATGAAATTTCCATGCCTTTTACTTCTGCCGTACTTTTACCAGTTGCTTTAGCTAAAGCTCCGTAAATGTTAATACCTGCATATCCAAACTGTTTTATATCTAAAGCTGAAGCTTTGCCAATATTTTTTATTTGTTGCATATTGGCCGACATTCTTATTAACTCATCGTTTCCTTTGCCTGCGTAGGCTACGGCATTTGACAATGCCAATATGTCTCCTCTAGCTTGTTCAGCGCTCAACCCAGTTGATACTAGCATTGTGTTTGCTGTTGCTAGTTCATCAACGCCAAAAGGAGATACCAAAGCATCTTCACGTATTTTAGCGAACATATTTGCCCCTGCTTCGGCTGAACCTGTTAAATTAGCCATTTGAATACCTAAAGATTCATATTTTGTACCTACGGCTAAAATCTCTGATCCGTATTCTTGAATCTTTGAAAATGCGAATAATCCGCCTGCGATAGCACCAAGTTTGCCTAATCCTAAACCACCTTCAGCTTTTTGCTGTACATTATTAAACTTTGAATTTGTAGCATCTAAACGGCTATTCATAGCGTCTAATTTACTAGATACTAAATCTTTTAATTCAATAATATACTGCGCCTGTTCGTTAGCCATCTTGTTTATTTTTTAATACCCATTGTAATTTTGCATACAATTCGTAAAACTTTTCATCATTTAAAGTGTCGGTATCAATTTTGAAATAATAGCGTATTAAAGCGTCTGCTTGCTCTAATACGCCATCATTTTTTAGAAGGCTTTCATACCTTTCTATAATTTCGTTATCGTGCTTTTTTTTAGATCCACAATTTGCTGTATTTGAGTAACTGCGCTCAAAAACAAATCATCATCTTCTAAAACTTCCATGTCGGAAATTTCACGAATCACTAAAGCTTGTATCAATTCTTCGTATGCAATTAACGGGTCATGTCCAAGCTTGGCCATAACAGGTGATAAAACATAACGATTAACTTTATTAAGATAAAGCTTCTTACCTTCAACCTCGATTACGTAGGCTAGTAAAGGATATTTCTCTTTTAATTCTATGTTTGTCATATTGCAAATATAATAAAAAAAAAAGGTTATGCAACAATGTTACATAACCAATTTTCACTTAGACAAACAAAGAAATTATCTTGAAATATTTCCAATAATCAAAGGTATTTTTACCATCAATTTAGAATCTCCTTGATTAGCATCTAGTGGATTTTCAAGAAATTCAACATACTGTAAAACATCTTTAGAAAACACTACCCTAGAACCTCCAAACAATACAGTAACTTCAAATGGTGGAATATTTAATGGATTTCTATCTGGACTTGCTGCAATAATTTTTTTCCATTCATCCAAATACAATTCCATAGAGCCGCTATATTCATAGTTGCCATACCCTCTCGAAATTGGCTTGTCGCCAAATCCGTAGTTATTTTCTTTAGTTTGTTTTTCGTTGTATTCTAACTTAGAAATACCTACTACAACATTACCAAAAAGAATACATGAGATATTACTCCATGAGTAATTAATCCCGTTTTTCATTACACTTGTAGCCATTTAATTAAAGTTTTAAGGCAAAGCCTATGTTTACGTTTATGTTTCTTGCAACTCCTTTAGGAATAAGTACAACTCCAATTGTAAGTAACCCAGTAGAAAGTATGTTTTGTGCTGGATTAATTGAAACAGAATAATCAGAGATGTTATTATTTCTTTTCATGCTTTCAAGTTCAACATTACAAGCACTTGTAAATACTTCAATGCTTAAATCACTTATTGTACCGTTACTGTTAAGGTCAATATTTGAATTTAAGTATGGCGTTAATGCTACGTCTAAGAATCGAATAGATTTGTTAATTACTCTGTTATTCTCTATATAAGCGTAATCTGAACTTACTACACAAGCATTGTGAGAATCATTGAAATAACTACCTGCAATTGCTCTTTGTTTTAACAAGAAAACAAATCTAAAGTCGTTTAATTGATCTAGTAATACTTTTGTTTGGTCGCTGTATAATACTCCATTTGCAAAAGCTAAAGTTTCAAGTTCTACGGCATTTGAAAGATTGAATTTCCCTACCCATGCAATATCTTCTTGCACGTTTGCTAAAGAAATAGCACCTAGCATTGCACCACCACAGGTGATACTTTTTGCGTTACCTTTTGCAAGTGTTAACCCTAAATTACCTCCATCTTGGCCAATACAAACCGATACGCTTGAACCTGCAACTGCATTTAAGTTTGTCAATGCTGACAACGCAACTCCGTTTAAGTTGTTTGCTAAAATGATTTGTGCTGGCGTTTTAGCTGTTAGCAAAGTTGTTGCGATAGCTTGTAATTGTACTACTTTAGTAGTTGCAAATGTCACTAAAGGCTCGAAAAACAAAACTTGCTTACATTCTCCGTTTGCGTAGTTTTGAAGCGTTAGAATGTCGCTTCCATCAGCATTTAAAGAAACAAAACCACCACAATACAAAACTCCTGTTGGATTTACCCTAAAGAACTCTTCAATGTGATAGTAAATAGGTGCTAATACAGAAGCTACACCACCGCTAAAGTCAACTAAAGTTTGAGCAATAGTTCCAACAATAGTAATTGTGATTTTAGTTCCTGCGTTTAAGTAAGTTCCTAAACCTGGTTTTGCTGTGATAGTGATTGCGCCTGCAATGTTTGAAGCTGTGAAACCTGTCGTATATGATTTCTTTGTAATGTCGGCAACAATAGAACCTGCAACTGTTGATACTGTTTCGCCTGTTGTTAGTGTTCTTGTAAATTCGCCAATTGTTACAACTTCGCCTGTTGGTAGTGTCACCGTAGCTGTGTAAGTATCCCCTACTGCACCAATTGCGGTAATTGTACTTGAAGCTGTCGCTTTAGTTTCGTCAGCGTAGGTAATGTTAATCCCGTTATCAATCGCATCTTGTGTTGATAATGCTTTAAAAAGCTTTTGCGTACCTAATCCGCCAAACACAAAACCGCTTATAAAATCAGTCCCTTGTGCTGGCCTTCCTAGTCCGCCCTTTCCAAGTGTGAAGCCTACTTTATTTAATGCCATTTTATTTAAGTTTTTATGAGTAAAAAAAAAGGTGGCTTTTAACCACCCTTTTTATTTATTTAGTTTTTAAAATGTCAGCTTTTTTAATGAATTTAGTTTCAATGTGTTTTGGCTCTTCAAAATACCAATCCCCATTTTCAGCAACATATAACCCAGTTAATGTTGTGAACTCCATTAAAACTTCTTTCATATTAAGCTACGAAGTCAGCTGCTACTTTAGTAGTGTGCATAATAAATTCTTCCATTTTTGCAATTTGAACATCAAAAGCAAAAAGAGATTTCATAAAATACAAACTAGAATTGTTTTGTAGCTTTTGCAAATCAATTTGTAAATCTTCCACTGCATTAGTACCTACCCATAGGTTAGATTCTAAATCTGCAGTAGCTTTTGTAAGATAGAAAGTTGATTCAGGCAAACCTGCCAAAGTAACAATTTCAAAACCTCTGTAGTTAGGAATAGTTACACCGTTTACGTCACGGCCTTTGTTAGTCAATGCTAAAGAAGCATTTTCAAATTTTTGCCAATCCAAAGGAGATAACATAAATTTGATTTTCTCAAATCTTGCATCGTCTGACAATAAAGCTAAAGGCAATAAAGCAATTGCAGCATCTAGTTTACCAAGGATGTTAGCTGAAGTGATAGCACTTGGAGATCCAACTGGCAAATAAGTACCTGCTACTAATGCTTTTCTAATAAAACCATCAAAGTATTTAATTTGAGAGTTTGCGCCTGAACCTGTCAATCCAGTAGTGTATCCTAAAGAACCTACGTGCATACCTTTTTCAATTGCTTCAAATTGACGATTTAAAAACAATTGCATCATTACGTTTTCAGCTGTTACTGGCAATTCTCTTGCTAGTAAAGTTTTGCTTTGTTCTTCAGCGTAGAAATGATCTTGAAAGTCAATTGGATTGAACTCTACATAACCCATTGCTTTTGAAGGTGTGATAGTAACTTTGTTTACTACAAATGTACCTGCACTTGTTGGAGTTGCTCCGTAGGTTTGAAGTACGTTTGTAATGTCAACATTTGGGATGTTGTGTGTTTTTTTAATGCCATCTTTTACATAAACAACGCCTTTTTTTACGGTGTTCAATCCAAAAGTAGCCTTTGTAATCATAAAACCAGCTTCTACGGTACCTGCGTATGAAGTATCTGAAATAGTCATTGCCATATTATTTGTTTTTTAATTGGTTAAGCATATAAAATGCGTTTGTAGGTAATTCTTTTGATTTTTCCTCAACAACTTCAACAATATTAATTCCTACTTTATTTAAAGGAATAGATTTTAATAAAATTTCAGTCGCTTCAAAATCTTCAACTGCTTTGTTTTCCCAAATAGAGATACTTTCAGCTGTTAATTTGTTTGAGTATTTTTCAACTAATTGCTTAGCTGAAATCTCTTTTTGTTCTTTTGCTTTATTTTCAAATTCTACCAATTTAGTTTTCAAAGTTTCGTTTTCAGAAGCTAAAGAATTAGCTTTGTTTTCAAACTCCTCAATTTTTTTGGTAGAATTTTCTAAAGCAAAATCAATTGCTCTTAATATCGAATCCTCATTTGAGTTTTCCAATATGCCGAGTTTGTTGCATACTTTTGAATAGTCCATGTTTTGAACGGGTTTAATTAATTGATTTACAAAATTGAAAGCTTCACTATAAGCATTCATTGACTTACTTAAAGTTGGCTTTGCCTTTATCTTAACTGACTTGATGTCAGAACATAAATTCATTGTTTTTGCTGTAGTTGCATCCATCCAAGTTTCAGAATCCATCATTTCAGAAACTTCTTTTTCTCCCATTCCGCAACGATTACAAATCATTTTAACAATAGAGTTTTTAAATAGACTTAAAACCTCATCATTACCATTACCGCCGTATGGATTGTGTACCATTAATAGTGCGTAATCCATCATTGTGGCTTTTTTGCCTGCTAAAAATAGCCATGACGCAGTTGATGCGCAAAGTCCTACATTTACCGTATTGATTGGCGTTTTAGCGTTGATTATTGCTGAATAAATGCTGTACCCATCTATGATGCTTCCGCCTGTCGAGTTGATATGAATTTCAATAGATTCTTTACCCATCAAGTCTAACGCTGTAAGCTCGTTTTGGAATTGTGAACCGCTCACTCCGTCATAACCACCTATCTCTTTATTGATAAGCATTATTGGCGTGTTAGATTCTGGATTGATTGTATATATAAAATTCATGCAACAATATTGCAAATAAAAAAACGCTTATTTATTTTTATAGCACGCTTTAAAATAGTATTTTTGAAAATGATAAAAAATACTGAAAAATT